AAACTTAAAGATTGACAGCATAACAAAGGTGTTTTTTATTGATTGTAGTTTAGATGGGGTCATGGGATTCACATCATCAAAATACACGCCAATGTTATTGGCATAGGGAATGAAAAAGAAAATAAAAAACTTAAAAGCCGTCAGATAATTAAACGTGATCCTCGAATTGATTAAAATAGTGCCTCTCGCAAATTTATGTTTCATCAAAAACATGAATGTCTCCGAGGATACCGCTATGTCATACGAATCCTCTGGCCCAAGTTCCACAAATCTTCGTGACGATAAATGTATTTCAAACACTTTGTGTAGATCTGACACCAAGACCTTGAGAGAAAATTCATGTTTATTTTTTGGCAGGGTATTGTTGGTGAGCAAACTGTCATGAAACGCATAATATGATTGTTCAAGATCAGAGATATTTGAAATCGTGTTCGTGGTATGTTTAATTTCGACGGCATCATGGAGATGCGACCAATACGCGATAGACTTTTTGCTGTTCAGATGGGTGTGTTGTGCATCAAGTTCTCTGGATAAATCGAATGCCTCATTCGGCATGGGCACAATTGGTATCACATCGTTGTTCAGGTTTTTGATCGTGTCATAGGCATGGTGAATATACTGATTGTCATTCCAATAAAAATTCTCTTCGTGTGAAAAGAACACATAGCTGGCAAACAATAAACACGACTTTGGATTGAGCGTCTGTACGATGTATTTATTTTTTTCATCTATTAGTTTTTGCTGACCAATTGATATCTTTTGATCCCCCGGATTCCCTGCCCAGTTCGCATACGAAAATTGAAAAGACACCATATCAAGTTTTCTATTATGTAAGTGAGGAAGGATTTCTTTTTCTAGGGCGTTGTTTACATCGACTCTTGCATCATTCACATTTAAGAAGGAATGACCATTTTCGAATAAGCACAAGATAGAGGAATCATAACCATCAGACACAAATGAAACTATCTGGAGATCATCGATAGTCACGTTTTGGTTATGAGGCAGTTCAATGACTTGATGTCCTTGAGATTCAAGAAAATTCTTAACTTTTTTATCTACGGTTTCCTGATATAAAAACTTTGTTTTTGTATGCATGTCTTTCAACGTAGGTATTGAAAAATGATCTGGATGCTCATGTGAGATCCAGATATAGTCAAAGTCTACGTTGTTGATATCATGAGAATTTTCACATAACAACGACCATCCATCTTGAAAGGCCGTGCCTTTGAACCACGGGTCGCAGAGGATTTTTATTTCATTGGTTTCAATGATTAGGGAAGCATGATTCAAAAATCGTACGTTGCTTGGGTTCATGTTGTCTATGTTAGAGAGTACACCCCGTACAGGCGGACCAACTAGCGTAGGTGAAGATCGCGAGTGATACTAAGATTATGGCCCATCGTATTGATTGCATATTATGATTTCCAAAACACATGTACAGGTTCATATTTCATAATTTTTCCATTCTCTAGTTTGAGATAATTCTTCGCTGTTGCTTTGCCGTCTTCCGTCACACGATTCGCTCCGGGCATGTTCATGAGTGCCATGAGAATAGTTTCCTTGTATTCAAACCCAAGTTCTTTTGCAATCGCAATGCTATCCTGCTCCAACGGTAGATACGTCTTTCCTACCTTCAAGTCTGCAATGTTCCAGAGCATATACCGTTCGTGGTTCAGGAAGTCATACGCATTCTGCAACGTCGGGCGCAGGAAGTGATCACGCCATTCACCGTAGGTTGTATACTTCTTATAGCTCTGGTTCTCATCCTCGCTATACGCCTCACGATTGAAATACGGTGGTGACGAGAACACCAAGTCGCCGCGGCCCTTGAGCAGCTTGAAGGCCGGCGTCGTGTGGAAAAGCTCACTCCCAAGTTGGTACACATGCGACCGATGCTCTTTTTCTTCGTCCTTATACAACGACCCATCACCCGTCGATGACTCGATGCGTACTTTGTTATATGCGTCGGCAATAACACGATAGATACTCGTACCGTCTTTATAGAAGGCGGGATTCGGATCAGTGCCGACATAGTTCAAATGTTGCATGTCACCATTCGGTAGCTGTTGGTTGAATGACATCGCACCAATAAGGCGCCCCGCCCAGCCCGCCGAGGGATCCCACACGTTGACCGCTTGCGCCTTGACGTGCTGGAGGAACGTTTGATAAAGCAGCTTCGCGGTCAACGGTGGGTAGTTTACCGCATACTGACACATCGAAATACGAAAGCTCCGAAACAGATTCGGAAACAACCGTTGTCCCTTGTCATAAATGCGGATATGGAATTCGTGTTCTGAATTCTCATGTTTCGGAAGAATGTTTCGACGTGTGATCAATGGCAACCAGCCGCGTGATAACGCATTACTGAATTCGTCAAACGACAACGCCATCAGAGTTTCAGTTCGCATTTTATCATTGTAACCGGAATATTGCGTTTCTTTATTCACGGGCTTCGCTTCTAACAACAACTCTTGTTCGCCATACTTTCGTTCATGCACATGAAACAATTCAACGAACTGGATAGCGGTGGCGGGTACCACCTCAGAGCGATGTTTCAGCGCCGTACCGCCCGTCACGGTCAATGCACACATGTAGAAGCTATCACGCAAGAAATGACGACGAGCGTACGGCAAATATCGTTTGAACAACTCTGGACTCGCGAAGAAATTGTAAATACTCCGGCCGTCATCTTTCGCCGTGTAATTGATGCGAGTCTTGTACATCTCCGAGGCGTGCCAGGCGTTCACCGCACTCCCCGTGCTAACGTGCGTATTATGAATGACTCGCCGGTTAGTCAGTGTGTCGTTCTTCCAGAACTTCCCCGTAACAAAACCCGCCAGCTTCGAGAAGTCCTTGTCAATTTCACCTAGTGTCCACCCGCGGCGTGGCGGAATGCTCTCTTCGTCCCAAGACTTCAAGAAGGATTCCCGCATATGAAACACATATGCCTCAAACTCCTTATCTGACATAGCCAGAATATCATCGAACGTGCAGTTCACGGTCGGGTCGTCTAACAGCGGATGGAGACGTGCTATCGGAAAGATGTCGGTCGTCGTTTCAATAGCTATCAAAAATAATCACCACACTTGGAAAAGGCGCAGATTGCGCGACTCCTGCTATTGTATCACTTGTGCGTCGAAACTTCAAGCGTTGGCCGCGCACTATTTTCTCAGCATGGTGAAGCCGCGATCTTTAATAAAATGTAACACATGATGAAATTTGTCAATCAACTGATCCGTCTTGTGTGAAATGACAAAGACGTTCGCCTTCTCCAACGATTGAATGATCTTCAAGAACTCTTCGGTGCCGGACGCGTCTAATGAAGAGTCGAAGACCTCGTCGAGTACGAGTATGTTACACGCGGCACTGTTCTTCATTCGCGCCACCGCTCGCCATGTGAGCAGCAACGCCAAGTCAATGCGCTTCTTCTCTCCTTCGCTGAACGAGTCATAAGCAAACTCTTCACGGTGGCTCGACTGGATATGTTCATTAAACTCCGTGTCAAGCGTGAAGTGAATGGGAAAGTCCATTGATGTCAGATAGAAATTGATCTGCTTGTTAATGATCGGCAAATAGTGTTTGATGATCCGTGACTTGATACCGCTATCCTTGAGCAGCGTGTTTGCCGTGTCTAAAATGGCGCGACGGCGGGATACACTTTCATGCTCTACTGTCACCTCGGCAATGCGGGCCACGATCTCGCCAATGTCTATCGTCTTGGTCGCGGTCGGTGTTTGTACCGCGGCGTGTTCCGCTTGTAGCTCCGACAACCGCCGTGTGTGCATCGGCGTCTGCACCGTCACCGTGTGGAGTTCCTGACTTAACGTGTTTGCTTCCTGCAAGTCGTTGTCGTATCCTTGCACCAGCAGGTCATACTTCTCCACCAACCCACGACACTGATCCACGGCCGTCTGCGTGTCTGTTTCTTTACGAGTGAGGCGTGCGTATTTGCTGTCCTTGAACGTTTCAGTAATCGGCTGAGCGCACGTCGGGCATTCATCGTGAGACTCATAGAAGTTTCGTTCTTTGGTCAACTTCTTTGCGCGTGTTTCGATTTCTTTGCGTGTCTGCCGAAACTCCCGTGCCTTGACCGATGCTTTGTCTACGGCATCTTTCACCACATCAAACACGGCAATAGATTCACGCAACGCCTCGGCACGGTCTTGTAGTTCCACCAACGTGGCCTGGGTTTTCTGAATAGTAGCATCGATGTTCGCCAGGCGCTCGTCAATGTCTTCCTGCGCCTGCGCCGTGAAGTTTTCCGACATGCGTTTCTGTTCATCGAACAACGTTCGCTGTTGCATCAGGCTATCGATTTTCGTTTTCACTGTCGCAAGTTCGTCTTTCGTCAGCGACGCCATCGCAGAGAAGATTTCAATGTCGAGCAGGTCTTCAACGATTTCACGACGCACTGTCGGCGACAAGCGCATGAACGGCACATAGGACGCGCTCCCGAGAACCACAATCTGAAGAAAGGATTTGTGGTTCATGCCGATAATATGATCTTCTAACATCCGCTGATAATCGTTTAACGATGCGGGTTGTGGTAACAACACGCCATCCTGATGAATCTCAAACACATTTGGTTTGATACCACGCCTGATGTAGTAGGCATGTTCGCCCACATTAAACCAGAGTTCCACCACGGCGTCGCGTTTATTAGTTGTATTCACAAGCAGCGGTTTGTTGATGCTCCGCAACGCCCGACCGAACAAGGCGAAGCACACGGCTTCCGTCATCGTGGACTTGCCCGCACCGTTGCGGCCGACGATCAACGTCGAGGCGTGTCGGTTCAACGGCACCTCTATCGGAACGTTGCCTGTCGCTAGAAAATTTTGGTATTTCACGCGATCAAAAATAATCATCTAATCTATTGTACTCGGGCAGATTGTGTCACCGACATGGCATCGCGATAGACATCTTGTAGATACCGTTGGAGTTCTTTCTTGTCACACGTTACGGATAAACTATCCACGTAATCTTCCATCAAGGTGAGCGTATCAATATCCGTCGAAAGATCATCGGCCGTCGCCTCTTGTGTCATCAACGCCACGTCATCCACGACCATTACATCTTGAGCATTCACTTTCGCCAATGCGTCCATTAACAAGTCAAACCAATACGGTTGTGCCTTGGACTTCACGACAACTTTCACATAGGCATCGTGGTGTGGTGACGCCGGATCCATGACCGTTTGAATGAGCTTTTCGATATACTGCGGGGGCTGATCCGCGTCATCATACATCATTCGCACAAACATGCTGTACGGGTTCTCGATGAACGTGAGAACGCACGTCTCCGTGTCGAATAAATGGAAGCCGCGGGGGTCACGGTAATCACTCCACATCATCGAATATGGTGCGCCAAGATACTGTATCGGGTGCCGTGATGACCGATGATGAAAGTGTCCTGACATGACAAGCCCAAACCGATCAAACAACGCAGGATCCATTCCCTCATGAGCGGGCATGCCGCGGTACATCAAAAAGCCTTGCATTTGCATATGTCCAAGGACAACAGCACACGCAGAGGTTTCGATCAGCCGCATGGATTCCTCACGATTGCTCTCACAAATCCACGGAAGCAGAAGAATCCCACGGCCGTCAACATCGATTTCCACGGGCCGACTGTGGATGCGAATTGTGCTATCGTGTCGGTACAATTCTTCTACAGAATTGATCTCGGTACTCTCACGAAGAAAGCAATCATGGTTGCCAACGATCACGTCCTCAACAATACCACGCTGCCGCAATGGTACACGATACGATTCTTCGACGAACCGTGCGGTCGCAAAGTTAATATACTTTCGACGGTCGCCATAATCACCCCCGTGCAAGACGCGAGTAATGCCGTGCGTATCCAACGTTGGAAAGAATACGTGGTCAAAGAATTTCTTCTGTGACATACGCATGGCGTCGCTATCGTTTCGCACACCGAAATGGGTGTCCGTGATGATCGCTACGTTCAAGCAACCACCGATTTTTTACTCACGCGGCGCCGGTCCCGTCGCCTGTCCGTATACTCGTCAAACTTCCGAATAAATTCCTGTACGTTTTCAAACGACAGTAGTTCTGTATCGATATGAAAATGTCCGGCGCCATCCGGTGAGGTTTGTGTGGTCCCCGACACAATCGCGTTCTCAATCAGTTTATATTTTAGATAGGTATGTTTGCGTTCGCGTTGAATACGTCGGACGAAGGCATAGTAGATAACCGAGGTGAAATAGCCGAACGGATTCTTCGATTTGCGTGGATTGAAATTGTGCATATACATCAAACAATTTTCCACGCCATCGCTGACCATATCTTCACGAAATGTGTAGTTGATGAAGTTCGGTCGATACGACAGATGGGTCGCAATTTTCAGAAAACATTCGCCAACAAATTCAGGAATGGGTGGGTTCTTTCGTCCGCGCTTTTTCGTCTTAAAGCACGCACTTCGGAATTCCGTCAATGCTTTTAGGAATGCCTTGTTGTCGATGTAGTGTTCAGTGGGTTTCGCCATAGGCCTCCAAATGTGAAACAAAATTTATACAAAACAAGATCTCTATAGTAACAGACGGCCGCCTCTCTGTCAACTCATGCACCAAAGTTTGCCAACCCAAATTTGGGAAGAGGGGGGGGGATAAAGGGGGGGGAGATGGGTCTTAATTATTATTAGGCCTTTACTAGATCTAAATAAACTAGAACTTAAGAAACCAGATCTAAAGAAACTAGTGCCCGTAGGGAAACTCGCGGCATCGCTACGCGTCGTTTTAGGCGGCTCAAAATACGCTACCCTTAGCTGACTATACATGCGTGTCTGTTTTTGCGCCTAGCGAGCGGCTAGGACGGTCTAAGACATACTCCACACATTTATTCAACCCCATAAAATGACTTCAGCCACATCAGACTGGATTTTTGGAATATCGGCATACTTGTCCACTAGTGTTTTTTTTCCTTTGAAATAGTATGCATCCATTGATCAAGATCGAGTTGGAGCAACGTATATGGAAATTCCTCTGCGGCGTAATACTGCACCCGCTGTTCGGCATGTCGAAATGTGTGATTGACGGATGCGCCGATCCGGAGGTCATCTACAAAATCAATTAAGGTGGCATAAGATTTGGTGGCATGCAACCGCAAACTCCGACCAATAGACTGAAGAACCCGAATCTTGCTTTTTGACGGGCTAGCGAATATAATCATATGAAGGTTGGGAATGTTAACACCGGTTGCCATGGTCCCATATGACGCCACAATAATTTGTTGTTCTCCATTGGTGACCCATTGACGAATTCGTTCACGTTCATCCGCAACCACTTCACCCGAAACAAAATGCACACCGCGGTCTGGTGCCAGTTCTTGTATACGTTGATACAACGGCTTCCCATGCTTCTCGACAAAGTTGAAAAGCACCAACACATTCCCTTTGGCATTCGCTGCCATCTGCGACACGATCTCCAAACGTGTGGGATGCGTGACCAGAAATTCTACCTCATCCTGATACAACGATTTTCGAAAATCTTTACACACATCAGGTGGATATGTCAACACACACATTTTCACTCGCAACGGCGTCAGATCTTTACTTGCGACCAAGTCTTTGGTGGTCGTAACTTTCGTCACACTGCCAAAGAGGCCTTCCAGAATAAGTCTATGCGCTTGTGTGTCATCCAACGTGCCGGTGAAACCGAAACGGTACGGCGATTGCGTACACTTTTCCAACAACCCCGTCAACGACTTGGCTTTTGCTAGATGGACCTCATCCACAATGACACAACGGAATTGGCCGAAATAGTTTTGGGGCAGATCGTAAATGGATTGCCATGTAGATACTACGACCTTTGCGGTCACGTCTTTTGAACGACCGCCTTGAATAGTTTGTACCTCCGCAACATCCATGCCGTAAGATGCGAAGTCCGACACCATCTGTGCCACAAGCCCGGTGGTTGGGACCACAATCAACGTGGGTTCATCCAACATACGCATCAATAAATAAATGATCAAGGACTTGCCACTACCCGTAGGGGACAAGACAATACCACGTTTGTCCCGTAGCATCGCCTCAATCGCTTGTAGTTGATAGACCCGTGGGGTTAGGGGTAACTCATGCACCAACGCCTCAAGCGCACTGTGGACGAGATCTGACGGGGTGTGTGGTACGTCGTTGGTAACAGGGTAACTACGTTGTTGAGCAAACTCTAACACACGCGGCAGCAAACCACGATAAATGAGATGTCCCCGAAGTTTGAAGAGGTGGATCTTGCCCGTCCAGTGCCGCTTCTTGAATGCAGGCATGAACTTGGCGCCCGGAATTTCATATGAAAAATAATCACTCAATTCGTGCGCGATGTGGTCATCACAATCAATGCGGATCCACACATCATTCACGGGCACAATATTCATATGCTTATTTATGGGTGGACTAACTACGTCATATATGAAAATCTTTGATTGCATTACGTTTTATCGCGAACTTGAATTACTTGATCTTCGACTTATGGAACTCTATGACGTGGTGGATCATTTCGTTATTGTCGAAGCAACTCGTACGCATCAAGGTCGACCTCATGAGCCTGTGTTTCATACTCACCGAGAACGATTCGCAACCTATCTCGACAAGATCATTCATGTGCTTGTCGAGGACTTGCCTGTTTACAAACATCAAACCAAAACGGTGCGTTCTCGGACTGGTTATGTTCCGTATGCGGATTGGCGCCCGGAACATTTCAGCCGGAACGCCATTCAACGCGGACTTGACCGAGGCGGTGCCGCGTTCGGGGATCGCATTCTCATTTCAGACTCAGATGAAATTCCCTCTCGCGACATGGTGCTGGCCGAAGCGCCACGGCCAGAAAACGTAGCGTTCATTCATGATCTCTATTACTATTATATCAATACCAAGTGGGTTGCGGATCAGTGGCACGGAACAGTGATGGTCACATACGGCAGCGTTCCGTCATGTCAATATGCACGGGATCATAAACGGAAGATGCGACGAAAGGTGCTAGACGGCATTCATTGTTCGTATGCGGGTGTTGTTGAAGAGATCACGGCGAAGTTGGAGAACTTTACACACGCTCACGAATATGGATCGGCCGAGAAAACGAAACTCGCGCAGCGCCGCGCTGCTCTGATTGATCCACTGGGTCGCGGACCATTAACCGTCGTGTCGCCACCCGCATTTCACGCGATGCCTGCGTTCACAGAGAAATACCCGCACTTTGTTTATCGCTAATTTCGCTTTCGCTCTCTTCCGCTTGTTTCTTCTTGTAGTTGTCAATCGCGGCCTTGATCGCATCTTCGGCAAGCACCGAGCAATGAATTTTTACTGGCGGGAGTGCTAGTTCGGTAACGATGTCGGTGTTCTTGATGTCCATTGCCTCTTGGACGGTTTTGCCCTTGAGCCACTCTGTCGCCAGACTGGAACTGGCAATTGCAGAACCACACCCAAACGTCTTGAACTTTGCGTCATCGATGATGCCCGTCTTTGGATTGATCTGCACCTGTAGCTTCATGACATCACCGCACTCTGGCGCACCAACTAAACCGGTGCCCACGTTCATGTCATTCTTTGGAAGCGAGCCGACGTTGCGCGGATGCTCGTAGTGGTCAATCACCTTATCTGAGTAAGCCATGTCTTTGTTTCCCTCTGTCGTTAATTAGGTTCGTCATCCGGCGCGCCGCGGGAAAGTATGTGAACGGGTCGAGCATAACGGACCCCGCTGCTGCTGCCTTTGTGGAGAAGTATCCATATTTCATCTTTCGTCAACCACTCAATACCCTCATTCGCGACAAGCACATTGTTGCGAATGTTCTCATCATAGATCGCCGTCGCTTTTGCGTGGGCCTCCTCGCGTGTTAGCTGAAGGCGATAGTGTTCGAGTTTTTGCTTCCACGGCGTACGAATCATATCCAACATGTTGTCTAGATCGTACGTGCCCTGTGTCAGCCCGCGGCGTAACAGTCGCAACAGGAGATCTTTATCTTCTCGGCCGTAGAATTCGAACCTCTCGTCAAAGCCGCCTGCTGCGTATAACAAGTCACGTCGAGTGGTGAATATTCCGATGTATCCCGTGGTTTGTGACCGCAGCAGATCACATTGTGTTTCCATCAAGCGTGTGCGAATGGCTTGAAAGAAGTTCTCGCGGGGGAGAATGTCCGTTGCGCTAAGGATGACGTATTCACCATCGGATACCCGTAACGAAAGGTTTCGAGCATTAGCCATGTGGTAGTGGTCACGGTCGCGATAGATGACATGGACAAATTGATTTGGTGCGTCCAATTTATGTAACCACGGCGAGAGCATCGGTGCGAGTGATGGCTGCTTACCGTAGTCTACAATTATGATCTCTACGGGCGGGCTCGCGTTCGCCGCAGTGATGATGTGCGGAAGCGCCTGTTCTAAATCATCCTCGCGTTGATGACACGGAATCGTGTAACTAAGTAGCGCGTTCGTAGTATTTATCATGAGGATGACGCTGTGGTTCCGCCGTGCGCTTCATGGTGTTATTGGCGAGACATATTGGACAGGTGTGCGATGACATTGGCGACAGGCGAGTTTCCGGATCCGGCATGGTGTGTCCCTGTTTACACACATAACCCATAATGCGAGCGGGGTTACCGCAAACGAGCGTATGCGTTGGAACAGAACGTGTCACAACCGCCCCTGCCGCGATCATCGCATATTCACCAATAACTATGTTGGCGAGGATGGTAGAGTGGGCTCCCAGTGACGCGCCTTTCTTGACAGTGGTGTATGCGGGTTCCCAGGGCCCAAATGCGCGTGGCGTGAGGTCGTTGGTGAAGGTGACGTGGGGACCGACAAAGACATCATCTTCTAATATCACACCATTGTAGACAGACACGCCGTTCTGAATTTTACAGCGATCACCGATCACTACACCGGTATCAATGTAAGCGTCTTTACCAATAATACACTCTGCACCTATTTTTGCTCCCGCACGAATATGTGCGAAATGCCAAACGTGCGTGTTCTCACCAATGGTAGCGCCAGATTCGACAATCGCGGTAGAATGAATTGCCATTTGTGCTTTTAACCATTCCAATGTTGACATTATTATGTTCCGTGCTTGAACCGTAGGAAGTCGATACAGTTCTTGATATGATAGTTTCTCTGATGAATCTGTTTTAGAACATCTTCGATGAACCGCAGAACCTCTTCCAAATACACTTTCTTCTTTAGTGCATCCTGTATACCGGCGTCGCCTTCGATGTAGATCCCGACATTTTGTGAGAGAATCTTTAGCGCCAATGGCGGCCACCCGAGCGTCTCGCGTTCGGCGTCATCCATCTTGCCAAGAAAGTACTCCCACTTCTGCCGGTAGATTACCTTGTAATCGCTGTCGAGCTTCTTAAACCGCAGTCGTTCGGTGGTGTAGTATCTCCACCATTTGGCGTGAAGGAGCGGTACGTTTCGCGCCGACTCATCAAGCGCAGATAGGTCAAGCACGGCGTCATCTTTCCATGTATCAAGATATTGATCGAGCGTCATGGGTATATGATATCACATAAACGTCTTAACTTCAAATGATGAACAGGAGAACGTACAGGTCGTTGTGAGTATTGGCGAATCGCTCTCGCTGGTGCTGAACTCTACTGCCGACATTCCCATTGGGAAGAGTTCTTCAAGTAAAATTTCTGCCACTATCGCACCCGTATCTGGTTGCAATATTATTAGTGTTCCCCGAGTCTTTTCCAAGTCAACCGCATGGGCCCGTGGATTGCCCTGTAATGTGAGTTGCTGGGCACGAAAGTTCTCGACTTCTTCAAAGTTGTGAGGAAATCCAACCCCCTTCATCCAGTAGTACAGGCTGAAGTAGTTCTTAAACTTGGCATCAATGAGATAGGTAACCTCGACGCTGCCGTAGGTCAGTTGGGTGCCAGGATGATGAATCGCGTGGAACGGATTGGGTTGTGTGGCCACCCCAAGATCCACATTCGGAATACTCACCTTCTGCACAAAGAACGACAAGTCCGGCAACCGTTCAATTTCAAACTTGAAATGGTTGGCGTACAGCGTATTCTGTGTTTGTTGAAACTCCGAGGGGGTGTATGTTTGTGCTACTTCCATGTATGATATTTAGTTGATCATAGCAATGTCGGTGTGCCCTTCACGTATTTGATTTTGCGGTTAATATATCCCCACGGACAGGCATCCGTGTGCCCCTGCGCTCGGAGCATCTTACAGTGCCAACATCGGATGTTTCCTTCCGACACCAATCCCTTTTCTAACTTCTCCACCACATACGGTGATTCTGAGTCGTGTAGATGGAAGTGTCGAATAAGTTGGTCAATATGGACCGTCATCAAATTGTATTGGCGCTTCTGTTCATCGTAGTCGAGACGAAGTGGTGTAATTTTTTGCCACAGCACACATGCTGCGATGCCCAACCCAATTGATGTTACAAGTAAGAGCGAAGTAAGACTAATCCATCCCCACATATATTATCCTTAAAAATATGTCGTGACAGCCAGAAGGCCGCCACGACATATGTAGTCACCGTCTGTTCGTGTAAACGAACTTACTCATCATCATTCAACACATCAGCAAAGAACTTCTTCACATCATCATCATCGTCATCCGCTACCGCGGCTTTTGGCGCAACGGCTTGCGTGGTTTTTCCCACGGTTGTCGAGGCGCTCTTGGGTTGTACCGCCGGTTTAGAGACTGGGAGTTCGGCGTCTCGCTCGATGGAGTCTTCGGCGGTTCGGGGGGCGTTTCCGGTGTCACCGAAGAGGGTTCGGTTGAATCGCTTTTCAAGCTCGCTGTAGTCTTTGAACTGCGATTCGTGAGTGAACTCCGTGAGTGAGTGTTCCCCCTCCCACGTTGTTTCTTTCTTCGCATCGTCGCCATCAAAAAGTTCAATCGGCTCAGTGAACTCTGACTTGTCATAGTTCTGATATCCTGCAACTTTCTGAGATTTCAGTTTGAAATCGCATCCTTCCCACAGATCGAACGGGTTTGCCGGCTTCTGATCAGGAAACTGTGGTTCCAAAAGTTCCATGATCTTCGTGTGGATTCTCGGGCCGTACTTGAACAGAAACGCCGAGCCGTTATTCTCGGGGTGTGCGTCGTCTTCAATAACCAGAATGTTACTGATGTAACTCTGCTTCCGCTTACGGTCACGGGCGATGCTCTTGTCGGACTCTACACCAGAGTTCCAGAGCTTGTTGTTACCCTTACACACAGGGCACGGCCGATCCGACAATGTCGTTGGGCAGTTCTCGATGAACCACGATCCCGATTCCGACTTGAATCCGTGAGCAAAGAGACGCGCCCATGGAATTTCTTCACCCTTTGGGGCAGGCAGAAAGCGAATCTTCGCGAATCCGATGCCCGTCTTGGCGTCTACCGACAGCTTCCAAAAGCGTTCGTCGGCACTACGTTTGGTGCTGGTTTTCTTGACTTCTTCGGCGAGCTTGGAGAGGAGATCCTTGCGGTTGTTGCGGAGGGTCGTAAAGTTTGTAGCCATAGTATCCTTTTCGTTATATTTTCTGTGTACGGTGTATGACGTATTGTATCATTATTTAGTTACGAGAACAACTGGTATTCTTCCTGCTCTGGCGTGAGTGACGATAGCCGATACGACGCCCAGAACGCATCGGCAAGTTTGTGTGTCATCTGCCGCCATGATGGGCGTACCAGATTGAGGAGTTGATCTGCTTTACGAAGGCGCGTCAGCCATGGCATCACACCTAGTGACGATTTCTTCCCCTCGCGGCGCTCCCAATACACTGGCCAATTATATCCCTTGTCCGGTTGTGGAATCAAGAGCAGGAGACACGCAAGATCCAACGGCAGGATTCGGCTCATCACTTCGCTGAGACTGGTTGGCATCACGGATCGCTGCCCGTCAATCATCGGTGCGTACAGCCATTCATCCAGCAACCGTGGTTTCAGGCGTTTCCGCACCTCATAGAGATCGTGTTTCAATACCGTAATCCCGTTCTCTGCGCGAGATGATAACGCAATGCCCGCATCTACCGCCTCGGGCGTGACAACATCAGTGATGTACGCAGTTGGCTTGAAGAAGTGTGTCATCAATAACGTGGCATGGATCTGCTCATCGTTGAGCTTGGTCGAGAGTCTGTAGTAGAACTGCCTGTCCCGCTGTTGAATGAGCGGGCCGGTTTTGATGTGCCCTCGGTATTTGATGAAGTCGTAGGTGTCGGTGCTGAAGTACATACGGTACGCCTTCGCCAACGTGAAGACATGTTCTGGCGACATTAACCGGGCAATTCATTGTTTTTCGGAATCAGGTGGAGCCGTTGGGCATCTTGTGTCAGCCCATATTTGATTTTATCACCAATCAATGGCACGACGGCGTCTACGTCGAGTTGTCGCGACTCGCAGTAGTATATGATCGCGTCGATGTACGAGAGCCGTTTCTCAGCCACAAGATTCTGAATGTGGAGGGTGAGTTGTTCGGACGTAAGATGTGTCACTGCCATAATGATTCTCAAAAAGGTGCTGGTTTCTGTTGCCAGGAGAGCCAGCGTCCCCGCTACACTATTCCTAGTCTAGCAATTTGCGACCAACTAGGCCGCGAGTGCGAACTGGTTATCAGTTCTGTGTGTCTCTGTTTTACGACAGCGACTTGTCGATAGCCTCCCCGCGTTCGCACAGTTCCCGTCGAATCTATTTCGCCCCCATCAAAAAAAGATTAGATAAACTACGCCGCTGAGGAGAAATATATCCGCGCAAATGGACCATACCATATATGCTCTGAGCAGCCACTTGCTTACCTCTTGGGCTAGGGGGTTCTTCATTGTTAAGCCCCTGTAGTTCTTTTTTCACGCTAATCTCCTTTTGGTGGAGGCGGCCGGTACTGCCCCGGCGTCCGAAAACCGTTGTCCGCGCTTCAACGACTACAGAAGTAATTATATCACACGCGACGACAAATGTCGAGGCACCTAGTGTCGGAATACCTCCTTATAAAGCGGCAAGTCTTTGGTACGTTGCTCGACAAGCTCTGCCAATGTGCCATGCGCGGCGTCCCGCTCAGAGAGAAGCGGAGACTCTACACCTTGCAGATCCGTTCGTTCGGCGTGCAGATGGGTGGTGTCGGGTTTCTCAGCTATCAATGGTAATTACGCCACAGATACCGTGGCATGTGTGTAGAAGTAGTTAATCGCTTCGCGCAGTTGATCATAATAGTCCATTGGACGAATTGTAAACACTTGTAACCCCTCTGGAGACGCGACAGGAAGCACGACCTGTTTGCACTTCATTCCCGTGCGTTCATACAAGGCGAGTGCGTAGAACGCGCCCTGTACGCAGTAGGACTGAACATACGCTTCCTTCTTCGGTTTGTTGGATTGCTTGAAGTCTACGATAGACAACACGCCGTCCACTTCCGCAATCAAGTCGGTACGTCCTGCCACCAAGAGTTTGTCGGAATAGAGATCAACTTCCTGCTCGTAGACGCCGGTAATGTTCGCGTCGAGCCATGGATGGAGGTGTCGCCAGAGTTCCATCACATGTGGCTCGACATCGTCGATGGGTAAATTGCCGAGATATTCCTCGGCGAGTGTGTGGAGTTTGAGGCCACGCCCTGATGCCGTTTTTGAAACCTGCGCGGCTACCTTTTTCCCGACACGCTTCTGCCATGCTATGAGTTCCGGTTTCGGTTTCGCTCCGAGAACACGCGTGATAGAAGGATAGACCAGTTCAGTGCCTACAACAGAATACACACGACCGGTGGTCGAGTTATGCTGTTTGAGCTTGGGGAGTCCGAGCGGCGTATGATGATGAAACATTACTCTGGAATCTGTATGGTTGATCCGCGATTTCTTTTCTTGATGTCGCGGAGCATGTCCTTGAATGTCTCTGGTGTTTTCAGCCCACCTCGGTTGATGGTGTAGCTCACGCCTGGCGCGGCGATTACACGCTCAAGTGTGCCTTCCTTTTTACACGTCGGGCACGGTTGTGTGGTCGGATAGTCACGTTCGGCAATTAAAAATTGCACGTCCTCTATCCTAAAGTCACAAGCATTACAGGCGTAGTCATAACGTGGCACAAAAACACTCCTTAGTGGATATACGTATTTGAGGAATACAGCCTGGGATTTTCAAATCGTTCATCGGGCCCGACCGAGTTCGGTAGATATGTAAGCACGCCCAATGAGGCACGAACAACCTGTGCAATGTCATCGTAAAAGTTACTATGTTCGGGTGGAACTAAGCTCGCCCGCATTTCACAAACGTTCGCCAGCACTAGCAGACAATCCATAGCAGACTCTTGTGATGTCTCATCCATCATTGCCTGTGCGAATTCCTGCATTGCTTCCACTTCTTCTTCTTTACTTTCGAATATCGATGACATTACCGTGTCTTTGCGGTATCGAATCTTAGGTGGCGTCGGATTCATTATGCGACTCCTTCTCAGATGATGTCGAAGTTTCCTCGGACATCCACCGTCGAACGCGTGCTATTGAATCAGGCGTCAACCGGCGGACCAGCGGGCTGCCCATCGTCGCCCGTATGTAAACACAGAGCGCACCTATTCCCAACACTATATCCCCGAATGAATCCGCCGCCGGAAGATTGTATATAGCAATCGCGAGAGCGGACAGCGCGATGCCGATGCGAATTGCTTTATCGAATTGTAGGGTAGTTTCGCACTCTAGTTTAAGCTGCGATGCAACACGCTGCGAGACGGATTCGCTAAGGAGGTCGTTATCTTCGCTGCTCATTGTCTTTTCCACTCGTCATAGTCTTCAAACGCTTCCGTGTCGTTATTCTTCACCGCATGGCGCAACTCTGTTTCTATCCGTTGCTTGGTTGGTACCTTGACGATCTTATCGGTATACGGGCTCAGTTCTCGCTTTCGGTTTAAGTTTTTGTACGCGGAGACTTTTTTTCTCTGACGTATTCCGTTAGACATGATACTTTCATTAACCTCTTATCGAAGAAATTTAATAGAGACCGGGCGTTCCAACAAGCCAGGAAACGCCGCATCAACGATTTTCTTTGGCACTCGATAGGCATTGACAAACTTTCCGTCCTTCGCCGCCACGATCATCGCCGCTTCAGTTGGGTGGATGCGCTCAAGAAGTTGTTGGAACAACACTTCACGTCGCCGTGGCGCGAGTCCGTCGTTGCCGCCACGCAAATAAAGGTACATGGTTCGCATCTCCCGCATCAGGTTTGATGGCGTCAATCCATGTGCGCCCTTTTCGGCTTTGTGTGGCGGCGTACCTTCGGGTAACAACCACTCAACATCCGAGTGCGCCAACTTCAAGAAATACAGTAAGGCCTGTGAGTTATTCTCGCGGAGGTTCTTGACCTTGTCCGCTATCTTGATGAGTTTCTGTTGCCGTTCGAACACTTCCCCGAGACTCCGAAGGTGCCGTGAATGCTTTATCCTCATGATTGGCAGTGCCATTCTCCGATAATAGGTGACAGACTTGTTTCAATAAACGCACGATATCGACAATTGGCTGATCACACGCCGTATTCCATCGACCCGTACTCTCATAGTATTGTATCATACTTTTCAAACGAGCGAGCGTTTCTTCTTCCAGCTTTTTATATACTTCTGCCGATGATAGGTTATCAACGACGGGTTGTACGTAATCACTCCGCGGCGTAAAAGGAATAACGTTTGCAGTCATTCAATAACCAACTTCTGTACTGGTGTGCCTTCGCTAATGACCGCCTTCAACAGATGCTTCCATGATTCCACACGTCCTTCAAACGAGTAGAACTGTTGATAGTAGATGCTCTGGAGCTTGAGGATGGTGTGAATGTGTTCATCATCATAGGTGTCTATCGCTCGACGCATACACCCCAGCGTACGGGTAATCATCACTTCGGGGCGTTCATCGAATTCGAACATCCAGGCCCATTCCGCCGCGGTTTCCGGCAGCGCACCAAAGTTTGTGGTGATTGCCAAGCAGCCCGACATGAGGGCTTCCTGAATCGCCATACATGAGGTTTCCGCGTAGATGGACGGATAGACAAACACATGTGAGTCCATTAGTGCGCCACGCACGATGCTGTTCTCCTGTGTGCCGTGATAGACGACACACGGGTTCGCCTTCAAGGCGTCGAACACGGGCTTGAACTGCTCGTCTGCGTTTTCCCATCCGTAAATCTTGAAGGACGAATAAACGTGAAGTTCCCAATCCTGGCGTTCCTTTGCGAGTGCAGCCGCGGCCGCCGTCAAGATTGCCAGGCCACGATGCGGGGTGGACGTATACATAAACCGCAGTTTTCCATCCTGCTTTGGTTTGGGAAGCACGGCCGCCCGATGCGGCACACCATTTTTGATGACGAGGCCTTCGCTATACGGAATACCGAGATACTGATTATACTGCTGTTGCTGCCAATGAGAGACAAACACAATGCGATTGAACTGTGTACGATACGTCGGGTCACGCAAGACAGCACTGGCGGGATCTTGCGGCAAATCTTGAAGAATAAGAACACGCGGCTTATCTTCAAAGGTGTAATTCTCTGGGCGAGACATCATAATTTGAACTTGGTCAGTCAGTTCTGGCAGCGCCTTCCGAATATTCGCTTCCAGTAATTCTGTGCCGCCCATGGGCTTTGCGTTGGGGTCGAACGCGTCGTCACTCATTGAGTATCATCCTTTTTTAGAGTATCGGTTTTGGGCGTTGTAGCCTTTGATAATGAAACTGCTGACGCTGCTGAGTCTTTCAATCGTCTCACCCGCGCCGCCGCATTCAGGACACGCAACTTCTCCAAGATTTCGGTAGGAGTGAACATACTGTTGGAAATGTTTTTCGCAGTCATGGCAAATCAATTCATAGAGTGGCATGTTTTGGTTTTGGAACCACCGCTTCGACTATGTCTTTCGTATCAAGAATACCTCGTCGAATAGACCAGTTATAATCGACGGCCGCCTTTAATGTTGCGAAGTCGTATCTCATGAGATCGCAGGCATGGAGCAACGCCGCGGTATCTTTGGGGAAACAGAAGCCGCCCCAGCCACGCTGTTGTGTGACGGTCGTGTGGTTAGCACCAATATCGTCACGCATGATGAGCAGCGACCGGACAACGTCGAAGTCCAATCCCTGCCGTTGACACAGATCGAAGATGTGATTGAAGAAGCTCACCTTCACTGCCAGAAAACCGTTCGACGCATACTTCATCATGATGGCTTCCTTGACCGCGCACTGGTGGATGTGAGCTTTGGGTAGCACCGTGTTGAAGTACTTCGTCCATGTGGCGTCAGGCGTATCATCACCAAGCACCACAAAATCCTGTGCGGCAAAGTCTGCGGCCGCGTCGGCCGCCTTTAGGAATTCGGGGGAGTATGTTATCTTCATGTGTGGACGCTGCGCCTTGATCGTGTCCCAAGATCCAAACGTGAGCGTACTCTTGATAAGCACCGGCACGTCAGGGTACTGGTGTGCAACACGCTTAAGTACGTCTAGAACGTTGTCGATATTACAACTACCATCGGGTGCCTGCGGTGTGGAGACACAGACGATGATACCATCGACCTCAACGAATCGCTTCGAACTGACAACGCGACCGCCAAGCACCGTATCCGTTTGCGTCGTGCTGTGAAGAAGGTCCCACGAACCACGTTCGGGAAATTGGGGATCGATAATGTAATGGGGAAGGCGCTTCGACGCGGTGTTGTAAAGGGCAGAACCAACATAACCAAATCCAGCAATAACGTACATGCACTAATCTCCCATTAAAATTCTAGCCCGAAGCATTTGTTACCGTTAATTATATCACAGATCGGGAGGCGGGGGAAGCTGCACGGTCACTGCGGTCATGAAAAACTTTCGCATTTCCCTCTCCACAATCTTATCGTCTCTGTCCCGCGCTTCCATATTCAAAACACACCAATCATCCATCGCCCCCTTTACCTCTCGGCTTCCCTGCCCACTTCCGGCGGGGAATGTTGAGGAGGCGTAGAACCCGTTGACGCATTCCACCAACATGCTTATTTGCATTGTGGTTGGAGGGGCGTCGTAAAAAACCCCCAACAACATAAAAGATGTGGCGATAGATAGAATCATTAACCTACGCTAAAAGCTTGAATGAGTCAGTGTGTCTGTAGTCCACCCCTCCACTAGTAGCCCAACATTATTCGAATGCGTGACTAACGTATCGTGTTTCAAACACACATCACACATAGCGGTGTGGTACTCTGCAATGGGTAGCGGTTTCTGTTCCTGTACCCACGTACTATATTTAGTCGCGCAGCGCCGACACACTGCCGTTGGTTGTTCCTGTGCAATCTTGTAGTCTGCCACAGTTCTATTGGTCCTTGCCATTTCGAATGATCATCGTCCCGTGGATTGATAAGATTGCTTATTCCACACCGCGTCCTCGGAATGTGCGTCTCGCCGTGGTCGTTGCGGCCGCGTTGGTGTAATCCTAACGGGGTTCAACTGTTCTGCCTGATGTGTTGCCCGAGCGCGTTCTTTGATAAGACGCTCCGGTGTGACCTCGCCGTAGAGGGTAGTCTTGATGGTGGTGGTGCCGACGGTAGTTGTAAATGTCATAATGTTTCCTAGAACGTTACACTCACGACGAACCCCGTTTGATTGATGGTCACACCAGTTGTCGTGCCGACATACGGTGAGAACCACAAGTTCGTCAACGGTTGGCGCGCCAGCGACCCGAGGTTGAATGAGATCGGCGCAATACCAACGCTCTGTTCTTCTTTGGACAGTGCGACCATAGGTGTGAGGAATGCCCAACGGGTATCTTCGGTTGCTGTCGTGTTACCACGTTTCAACCACGGAGTTGCGAAAAAGATTCGCTGCTCACCGCCCGCGTGTCCGACACCACCCTGTACCGTCAGCTTGGTGTAGAAGTGCGGCGTGTTGCCTGTAACCGCAACCGTTGTGGTTTCCGTTGTGGGAATCAGCACACGCTCGTCATTTGGGCCGATCTCATATAGACGAATGAGGTTCGTTGGGACATTGTCTTTGTCGCGCCCAACGCTATTGACGATGGAGAACTTCTGTGTGAGCGTGTAGTTCGCGATATTATTTTCTGCGGTGAAGTCCAGTCGCCAGTCTTTGAACGTCACGGTCGCCACGGCGGGTGCTGTCTCTGTCGGTGGAACCACAGTAGTGACCGCAACGCCGGTGCCACTGCTCTGTGCTTCTGCCAACGACACCGACAGTTGTTCGACCCGTATCTTCAACTCGTCGTTTTGTTCCAGCAAGGCGAGCGCCGCGGTTTGATCCTCTATCTCAATATATTCGACCACGACCCTCTCAGTAATGACCTCGACGGGCACCTCTATGGTGACAACATTCGGCGCGGGCTGACTGATGGTGGCGGTTGTTTCGGGTGATGGACGTTGCAGGTAGCCAAAGAAAAACGCAGCTACAACCAATATGGTAAGAAATACCGTCACCATTTGTCCACCGCATATGCGCTTGAGTGTGGCGATAAGTTTATTCAATATATGCATCTTACGGCTATTTAGCTCACCAACGCACTTCTTAAGAAGGATCAGTTGGCGACGAGCCTCGCGAGGCCCTCTGGCGTTGACGATGTAAAGTAATCAATAGTCTTCTGAAGGCCCTGTTCAAGTGTGACGGACGGTTCCCATTGTAACATCGTTTTGGCAAGCGTGATGTCTGGTTGTCGTTTTTTAGGATCGTCCACCGGAAGGGGACGAAAGACGATGCGACTTCTGGAATTAGTCAACCGGATTACCGTGCGGGCGATTTCCTCCACCGTGACCTCACATGGATTGCCAATGTTGATTGGGTCGCTCCAACTCGCATCTAATGCCATCAACCGCATCACGCCCTCGACGAGATCCGTTATGTAACAGAAGCTCCGCGTCTGACTACCGTCACCGAAGACCGTCACATCTTCATTGTAGAGTGCCTGAGATATAAACGCTGGGATAGCGCGGCCATCCTTGGGCCTCATATGTGGACCGTAGGTGTTGAAGATACGTGCAATCTTTACGTTGAGTCCGTGGGAACGATGATACGCGAGCGTCAGTGCTTCAGCAAATCGCTTCGCTTCGTCATACACACCACGTGGTCCAGTGGGGTTGACGTTGCCCCAGTACGTTTCCTTTTGTGGATGTTCCAGTGGATCACCGTACACCTCAGACGTTGACGCGAGGATAAATCCCGCATTTTTCGCTTTCGCGAGTCCTAGCGCATTGAGTGTTCCAAGAGAACCGACCTTGAGTGTTTGGATCGGCAGTTCAAGGTAGTCCTTTGGGCTTGCGGGACTCGCCCAGTGTAGCACGAAATCAACCGGGCCATCGATGTCGATGGGATGGGTGACATCATGCCGAATGAAGTAGAACGAATCATAGAGTTCAAACTGCCGTAAATTGGCAATGTTCGCAAGACTACCAGTCAGGAGATTGTCGATACCGATCACCTTATGTCCGCGATTTAGCAGCGTCTGACTGAGATGAGAGCCGATGAATCCGGCCGCACCCGTAACAACTATTCTCACGACGACGCTTTTTTTAGCTCTTTCTGATATCGCTGACGTTGTCTTACGGCGCCAATACCTTTCCCCAATCGCCGATCTAGGTCATCGAGCTTATGCTGTGTCGTGAGTTCGTCCCAGCGAGCAGTGCGCTCGGCACCCTCTTTGATTCGCTCTACCTTGCGATCAGGGCGTGGCGTGTTTTTCTTTCCGCTACCTTTAAGTATAGTCATTTCACGTTCCTATTGACGGTTACGTTTGCGAGAACTTTTTGCTAATTGCGCCTTGCGACGGTTCTTCGCTTTCGTCTTTGCTTTACTCTTGACTCGCAATACACGACGTTGCTCTACTTCGACCATCTGTCGCAAAATTGCGAGTTTCTTGGCCTGCAGTTCAGCTTCGGGTACCGTGATCCGTTTCGGTGTCGTGTCTGTCGTGTCGCCTTCGGGTGCGCCGGTAATTTCATACTCGACAGGTTCGGTAGGTGCAATAAGAGTTGGTTCTTTGTCCATTAGACTCCCCATTCATCTGGATGGGCGATAGGCGACCATCCCATATTACGAAATGTGTCACGAACTTCGTCAGTGACAACACCCTCTTCGACCGCACCTTCGAGGCATCCCATACCACTACAATACCAATGGACGTACGTTTCTATAACGTCGGGGTTCTCTGTCTTGTTATAAAACTCGTTACGAATCAGTGCGATGATTTCTGCGGCTTTGCGCCATGAATACGACACCTTTATTGGATCCGCGCCTGTTGTCAATTCCTCTACACGAATAAACTGTTGATTGCAGAGTGCCGCATACACATGCTGGGCAAACACTTCGTCTCTTCCAATACGTTTACAAATATCGGTTTGTGCCCACAAGTCCGTTTTTAAGACATCATGAATGTCATCGGCATAGTTTTGCTCGTCGGTGGCGAAATGCTTGACCATCTCTTTTTTTGGTTTCATGTGGTCCATTATATCATACAATCATTGGCGGAGAGTGCCGGAATCGAACCGACTACCCGATCACCGAGCGACAGTTTTCAAGACTGCTTGCCACCGTTGGCCTACTCTCCCTGTGTTTGGCACGGATATTCATAGTTGTCGGACTCCTGATTAGTACTGAGTACTTTCGCCCCGTTCGCCAAATGAAAATCGCGAGCCATGTCTGTTATTGGTGAGAGCGTGACAACTCGCGTGATTTCACTGTGCGCGGCCATGATGTGCTTCAGTGCTGCGGATACCATCTGGCGACCTGAGCCACGCACATACGACCACACGGAGTAGAGAGTCACAATTGGCGCGCCGAGACTCATTGTCATGTCGGACAGTTCTGCCATCGTGCGAGGTACTGCCGAGACATACGCTACACAGAGAACCGCGAGAATAACACCGTCATTGTAAAGCCCGTAAACTTCTCGTCCGTCTGCAATTCGAAATTCCATCGGGAGATGGCGGCGCACCTGATCATCCCGAATCAATGGGCATGACAGGTCGTTAATTTTTTGCAGATAATTCATTGCCATGTTGATACTCGCGAACACGTGGCATGATCTTCTCTCCGCGTTCACGACATTCAAGCATCTCTGTCCAAAATGCAACACGATCACGTACAATTTTAAGTGACGAACTCCAGAGTGTCGGCATATTATTCTCGTTGATATAACCTTCGTAGACGGTGGCAGATTTCTGAAAGTGGGTAATGATGCCACGAATGTCATCGAGTGTGATTATGTCCGCCCACTGTGGGTGAAGGGGGCTGGCCTTGCGATATTTAGGCATGTGCATATTATAGCAAACTCCTTCTGTCGTAGCAATAAAAATCGTGTTACGGTACTGGCATGTGGAGCCATTCTGGCGCGTCACGTCGCTTCCATGTGTCTGACTCGATAGTGCTGCCGCCGTAATACTTCCGATACGCATTAACGGTGGCGTCCCATGTGTTACCGCCAGCATCGGCCGATCCGGTAATTTTGTAAATATCCGGTATACATTGCGGTGGTGGCGTATCAGTCTTGAGACTGGGTATCTTGGGTACTCGCGCAAGAGCGCGCCGCAGGCGACTGGATGCGTGTACCTTTCCGGTGCGATATGTGTATTCCTCCCATGTCGCACACGCAAGCTCATACAGCCACGCATAGTGGAGTGGATGCGTACGCGCCCATATTGTCGTTGGATGATGCTCTTGTATCATTTTGTATAGACCCACCAATGCCGGTTCTTCGGGGTGCGAACAGGCACGGTGGGCTGATGAGAGAAGTTGGGCATATTCGATAGACTGTTGGCGCACATGCTTATCGGTGTGCATCTTTGCCGCTTCTTTCGGGTCACGGTGAAGGACAAAAATATTCATTAGATACCGTATCCCGCTGCTTTCATTCCCGCCGCCGTTTGCCATGGCACACTCGGCCGGAGATGATTAACAGTCTCATCTGTCTCGCCCTCGATGCGATAGTCCACAGTTTCCAAGTTAGACAATAACTTGTTTAGGGCAGCGGCCGCGAGTCGGCGCGCCGCCTCAGGCGCCAGCGTTTGCCCGTGGACATGAGCGTAGTGCCCAGCGACTTGCCAGAAGGTGGCATACCCGTGGTAGTTCAACCACTCGTTCAGTCCGTCCATGTCGGACGAGTGAAAGTCGAGCGCCCTATCGGCGTAGTGCATCGAGTTTCTCATGTGAATATGATCGTTTCCACTAACAACAGTCACCCAATTGCCAGAACGCACTGCCCAGACGGCAGCCGTCCAATACATCTTATGCAGACTTATCGGAAGTGTGACTGGCACGCGCAGGCCCTCTACCGCAATGGCTGAGGGCCACCCTGCGGGGGGAGTATGAACCCGTCCCTCGCCAACAGGTCGGTTTGCGTTTCATGGACTTTAGCTACCGCTTCAAGTGCCGCGGCAAGTTCACCATTGATAGCCACAAGCGTTTCCTCATGTCTGTGCGATTCGATGAGACAGATGCCAATCATGACAAAACACACGATCCATGGCCCGAATTTGTCGATGACTGCGTTGAATACATCTAACATTGATATTGCTCCTTTTACGATACTGTTAAACAAACACTATTATACCAGATCTCTGGGTACCGTGCAAATTATTTTCCGGTGGTCGTGATGAGGGGATCTGATTCGCTGGACACGCCATATTTGGCGATCCAGTAAGCATCTGCCAAGTCAGAAAGCGGGGCCTTGGCACGTGGCGTTGTGGGCGAGCGGGGGAAGAACGTACTACACCAACTCTGCCCATTGGGGTAGTCCTTGAGGAACGCGGATGTCATGCGTATTTTGTCGGCGTTACCTTTTCCAGTCGCAAACTTCTTGACGACCGTGGGAGGTACAGCATACACGGGGTAATCGGCTTTCCAGAGTAAGTACTTGAGAATGCCGGTATGTTCGCCAATATGAAAGACACGCCCCGTTGCGCTGAAGGCGTAGTTCTCCAATAGTACGGCACGAACATCCGAATGATGCTTCAACCACTCAATGAGTGCAATGGCAGTTGCTTCGGCTCGTTGCGTCACGTCGAGTGTTGTGATCTTATGCGTCGAGATCGAGGGAAGTGACGCATAGGTTCGTTGACTGGCAAACCAGAATTGTGGTGTGTCATAGGGAATACACGCCGCCGGGCACGTCATAGAGTAGTCCACACCCGCGATCATTCATCGTCCCGGTTGAAATCTGCATCATCGTCATACACGTCTTCAAAGAATTCCTCGCGGCCGGGTTTGTCATACGGCATTGGAACTGCCTCGCTACAGAATGGACAAAATTGTACAAGCTCCACAGTCTGACCGGTGATGGTACAGGTGTATAGACAGGACGCACATTCAATAACGATTCGTTTCTTGGACGACATATATCAACTATCCTTTTTCGCTGGTTTATTATTTATCGCGGAATGAGATCCACAATTTCACAAACACCCGCACTACAGGCGAATTCCTGTGTACCAGATGTATGGTCTGTCTTTTCATAATCTCCGAGCTTCGTCCAGTCCACATTTTTAGGCATCTTCTTCAGCCACTCCTCATATTCAGTCTTGGTGATGTCCTGATATGGTGCCTGCTGGTAAATGTGTTCTGAGTTTGGGAGGAACGACAGCCCAGATACCTTGTCGAAGTTGCGATAGATCCACGCACCAACATCGAGCCACTCATCTTCCTTGACATAGATCGTGGCACTGGGTTTATGCTCACACCAGCTATCCTGATAGGTGCGCCAGAATTCCAATTGTTCGACCGCATCTCGCTTGTTGCGTGTGATGCACCCCTTCGGCGCTTTCTGTGGAAACGAAAACACCCACGTATGATCGGGGCGCATCACATCCGCTTCGACGGGAAAGCCCGCATCGATCATCATCTTCGCCAACGGGTCTTTCTTATCCGCCCGCACTGTTCGAATATAATACTCTGCGTGTCGTGCGTGAATACCCGACGCACTATCAACAAGGTTCGACACGGTGCCTGAAGGCTTCACACAAGTGATGGCGACGCTCTGTGGAATGCCGATCTTCTTCGCCCACTCTGCGTTTGTCGCGACAGTGATCGCCTTCAATGCTTCCAGTCGTTCAGCTAATCCTTTGCTGCCGCCGTTGGTGAGTGCGCTATCCATGATGCCCGTGAGGGAAACACCAAGCAACCGCTCTTCGTCGCAGTTCTTCTTCCAATCTTTACTCACGTAGCTAAAGTTCGTCAGGGTTGACTGGAACGTGCCGAGGATGGTCGCGAGACGCACCTTCGCCGTCAGCGTCTCCTCGGTATCATCGACGCGCACCACCACTTCGCTCAGGTTGCAGAACTCTCGACTCCGCAGAATAATCTCCGAGCATGGATTCGTGCCGAAGTCATGGTCTGTGTTTCGGCGCCCGGTTTTCTCCGATTGGATCTTTGCACCGTAACGGGAAAAGACGCCACGCTCACCGCTCTTGCTTTCGTAGAGAGCTTTCCATTCATCGAGGAAGGTAGATAGTGTCGGACGTTCCTTCTGCGCCACATAGCTGTTGTTGGACAACGCCCGCTGGGAGTTCATGTTCCACCACTCCCCGTTCTTCGCATGGCGCATTCTGTCATCATACAAATCTGAGAGCGAGATCAGCGCACTGCGACGAACGCCACCCACGACAACAATCTCCGCGATCTTACAGACAATGTCATGACACTCTAGTGTGGTCAATCTTCGTCCGGCCGCCGCACGAAAGGTTCGAACGCAGAACCGAAACAGTTCTACCAGCGGTTCTGGTCCTGACGCCCGCCCACCAAACGTCTTGAGCGGTGATCCGGCGGGCCGCACTTTGGTGACATCCCACGTTGGGATTTGCCCAGCATAGAGCATCGCCAGTAGTTCCTTTAGCGCCTTCGCCCAGCCGAGTTTGCTATCTCGCACGTTGATACAGGTATCCGTGTCGTGAAAGTCTTCGGCGACGCGGGGCAACTGTGATGTGTGTTGTGACTCCACTGAGAACCCGACGCCCGTGCCGTTCATAAGAATATAAATGATCTCATCAAACGCCCGCGGCGAGTCAATTGCCACGTACGAACAATTATAACCAGCGATGTTCTCGCGCTCCAGCGCCTCCCCTGCTGTCATAAGACATCGCATGGATGGCATAACTTTCAGCGTCAGTACCGCCTGTTCCAATTCTTTTCGAACGTTCTTCGTGAGCGTGAAACTGTTGTTCTCTTTCAGATGCTTTTCAAAGAAGTCAAAATATCGACCAACAGTTTCCGACCATGTTTCACGTCGGTTCTCTTCGGGCAGCCACCGCGCATAGCGTGAAATATGAATGAACTTCATATAGTCCGTCATACCGAATACGTCGCGGTCGAGTCCGTCTACTGCCATTACTACTCCGATTGAGAACAAGTTTGTTCAAGAAAAAATTTGAAGTCTGCGTATTCACGATCTGTCATACCGTATGAATTTTGTGGCCATGAATGATTATTATCTATTGTGCGAAGCGCAGCGCCGAGCATTTTACATTCTGCGGCACTAAGCGTGTAGCTATTCCGCACATAATCTTCCCATGCCTTAAAAGCATGTGGGAAGTATGGTTTCGCACATGCATACATCGCGTTCGCATAATCACGCACTTCCCGTTGGGCGTGATCGTCCATTCGCAGATTGAGAAAGTGCATGAAATTGTGGAGGTCACATTTCCAGTACAGTTCTGTGTAGGCACCGACGGGCGTGACAACCCGCGCTAGTTCACGGGCAACATTGTGATCTTTCAACAAGCGTCCATATGTATCAAACGCGTTCTGCTGCGCCTGTACGAATTCCATTTGGATTTTCTCGTATTTGTCATCCCCCACTTTCTTGCCGCGCCCTTGCTTGTTGTTCGTAGACTGCTCACTCAAATGTGAGCGCCCGGGCAGATAAAAGTCATCTGAGAGTTCCGAGTACCTCGCACTATACTCATTGACGTTCGCGGTACGATGTCGAATGATTTGCCGTACAACGAAGATGGGCGCCCGGAGAAAGAAGGTGACCTCTGCTTGTTCCAACGGGCTCGTATGTTTGTGTCGTACCAAGTAACGAATCAGCGCCGCAGGACTTCGCTTTTGTGTCGTACCTTTCCCGTATGACACGCGGGCGGCATCGACGATTAACTGATCGCTCCCATATGTCGCCAGCAATGATACGTATCCGTTGTCGTGTAATGGTAATGACGCCAGTGCAGTATCTTCATTCGTCGGCCGTGCGCCAAACTTGTCCGCAACATGTTCGCACCGCAAAATCCCATCATCATTTATTATTTCCGCCATCGTTGTAGCTCCAGTTCCGCGCCGAGTCCTTGATATGTATGAGCGTTAACTAATGACAAAACTGAATATCCACCAGCGTACATGTCATTCAAATCTTTCGGGAGTCCGTCCGGCCAAATGACGACCGATTTTCCCCCCTTCACGGCCCGAGCCACAAAAGAAGTGATCTGTGAATTGCGAGGTTCATTGTCCCAAATGAGGGTACACTTTGTCAAGTCAATATCAGAACGTGTAAGAGTATCTAGTCCCCCGCACAAGTCTGACCCACACATCGCGATGGCGTTCGGCAAACACAGTGAATCTAGTGGTCCTTCCACAACATAGACGTGCTGTGTCGTGTCAAGTGCGTCAAGTCCAAACACACGTAACTGATCGTGCCCCCACCGAAATGTGATGTATTCTTTGCGCGTGAGCAAACGAAACTGGGCACCATACCATTCGCCGTCCGTGAATCGCAATGGAATAACGAGATACGGCAACCCGTCCTTCACCCGTTCCGCCTTGTCACCAACGAGTGGCGCCAAAAAGCTATGGGCGCGGGTGGTACCATAGAGTTTGGCCAGCGCGGATTTCGGCAACTTCCGCTCCACCACATAGTCTGCAATACCGAGCATATCTGCCGGCAGATCTGCTGACGATAACTGGTGCATGTCAGAATGTACGACGAGCGTCCGTGTGGGAGGGGGTATAGACACTGCTGGAGACGGCCTAGGCGCATTGCCCTGCTCTTGGAACCTCTCCATCACATATTCGTTGAACAATGCGCGAGAGTGACGCTGGAGGAATGCTCCGAAGGGCAGTGCCACTCCACAATCGTGGCATTTATAGAGGTAGGTTTGTTTGTTGAGGAAGAAGTAGCCCCGAGCTTTGGTTCGACTCTTTTCAGAATCGCCGCAGATGACGCATCGGCAGTTTGCGACGGTGTCCGATTTCCAGGCGAATCGGGGCAACTGGCCGGAGATGAGATTGATATATTTTTTGTCTAGCCAAATGGACATACTCTGGAATTATAACACACTGTGCGTGGAAATTGTCGGATTAGGTACTACTGTTCAGCCCAGAACTGTTTCGTGTGTTCGTAGATGAATTGTGGCGTAAGACTATAACCCGTTTGAGCATTGCTGCTTGTCGCTACGCCAACGACTTTACCGGCATAGTCCACTACAGGTCCGCCAGACATTCCTCCGACAAGTGCATTATCGAAGCCTACGAATGGGCTCCCATTATCTGCTAGGTCTAGTATTGATACAACGGCCGTGCGGAAGGAGGGGGTCGGTCGTCCGCGAGCAAAGCCAAGCACGGCCACCCTCGTTCCAAGCCCCACGGGGTTCGGCCGTATCTTTAACGCAGGCCGCCGTGAGGTAATCTTGACCACTGCAAGGTCTAGGTCAACATCTTCGTAGAGTATCTCAAGATCTTGTCCATCAATCTGCGGGACATCTTCCTCTTCTTCTGCTTGGGGGATGTGAAGACAATGGGACGCCGTGAGGTAATGTCCCTGCGCTCTATCAATAGAAAACGCGGAGCATGTGATACGTTGGTGAAGTGAGCATTGAATAGGTACTGTGGCGAGACGCACGGATGGTACAATGCGCGTCCAATCGACAGCTTGCGCTGGCGTTGCCCGAGCGGGCAGTAGACTTACAGTGAGAAGGAGAAGTGTGCAGATTATTAGCCGCATATGCGCCGAAAGGTGTGACAATAAGCATAGAAATTATTGTCGAGTGTTTTAAGGGACGCTGGAAAGGGCGTTGCTCCAGTTGCGAATCGACAGGCTTAAGAATTGAATGACGATCCACATGATAACGACGCCACCACCGACAATCAGCCAGCGCCATTTTTCAAGGCCTGTAACACGCTTGTCGATTCGGACAAACTTCGTATCCCATTTTGTATCCAATTTATCAATGGATTTGTCGAAATGCTGGGCGATTTTTTCCGATTGTGTGTCGATTTTTTTTGAGAGGTTCTCTTCCACAGTTTGAATCCTAGTATTGAGATACATGTGATCTGTTTGTTGTTTATCACGTAACTCTGAGGACACTTTATCAATCTTCCCCATGATTTTGTCCTCACTGTTTTCAACCTGCTTATTGATTTCAACCAGCGTTTCTAGTGTGGTCGCGCCGCGGCCATGCATACCTACGATGTCGCAACGCTCCGCGGCATGATCATCATCGGCCAATTTACTAGACTCTTCTGGTTGTGGTTGTGGCATTGGGTATTATTGCGCTACTATCAGCATGTACAAGCGGGTTTCTAATACTTGTATTCTGGTTTTTATTTCTCCCAGTTCTCTCTCATGGGCAGACAATGCCGTATTCTGCACATGGTCAGATGAGATGGGCTTATCTTGATTTTCCGTGATGTCCGATTCAATGGCGCTAATTTTTTCTGCGTGCGTTGTAGTTTGATTCTGGACAATGGATATTCTGGCATCCAACTGCGAATACCCCCACACGGCAATGATGACCGTTCCCAAAATTTGAATGAGGAAGCTCATCGAGAACTGGACCCCCGCTCGTTCATTTACTTGGTACGATCCGTTGTCTTTGGGCGTAATCTGCTGTGTTGCTGGTGTGCGGAACTTCGGCGGCCGCGGTATACGAATATCGTCCTCTCCTATTTTGTGTGATCGCATTCAACTAACCCTGGCAGTATTGCATCCTCGGGCACGTCAGTTGGTGCCGCCGGAGGAGGCTCTGGAGGCGCGGGCGGCTCACAAGAGATGCCCAATCCCCACGACAAATAGCGAGGTTGAAGATCCAACAAGATGCGGACCGGATAATTCCGATTTTCTCTGATAGCCCAGTCAGCGCGGTCACTATATTCTTCGACATTCCCCCACCATAAGGTTGAATCCTTGCCATCGGCTGTCGCGAGCCTTCGATCACGATTGACCCAGCCCGCGCCACCGTTATAGCCCGATAGCGTAAACGCCCACCGATCACACTCCCGTGTTGCGAAGGACATCCTGTCGTAAAGGTATTTATCATATCGCGCAAGGGCACGCAATGCCCATTCCGGTTCATAGGGTTGGTTTGCTCCAAGGTAGTCCGAATACCTCATGGAGATCCAGTCGGCGGTGTCTGGTGTGAACTGCGCGAGTCCGCCGGCGTATGGTGACTGCGCGTCTGGACGCCATGCGGACTCTTGATGTATCTGTGCCGCCATCGTTGCGATAGGGGCATTCAAGCCCCATACAAAACGGGCGTTTCCGATTAAAGCGCGTTGATAGGTATAGGCGCGTTGTGGAATCTGCGCTGCGGCCGGAGCAGCAACGCCGAACAACACGAACAGCAACAGAAGGGAGGACAGAACACGCATTTAGATACCAAGGGTCAAGCCGGCGATTACCGCGAGGACAACAATAGCACGTGCCAGGATACGTGCGGGTCCGAGTGAGGAGTTCTCTAAGGTTTCATCCACAGCAACGGTGTTGCTGAAGAGTGTGCGGTCTGCAAGATACGCGAGAACGATGGCATTGATGACCTGCAAGTTCTTGAAGACAAGAACGGGAATCTGCTGAAGCGCGATATAGCCCACCACACCAAGCGCGACGACGAGCAACACCCATAGAACACCGTTACGCTTGATTGCCGCAGTGGTGGCGCCGGTCTGATTTTTGACGAATGCAATAATTGAACTCATATAATCTCCTTAGTGGGTTTTATCTTTCGTAGGGTCTTTATGCCAAGATTGTTTCCGCAACCATGTCATGGCGCCGGTTTTACTATCGCGCAGGATAATGTCGCGTTTACTTTTCCGAGCGTGTAGACGAATTCGTTCACCCTCTTCTTCTACGCCTACATACTTAGCGTAGCGTTCCCACCGACGTTTCGGTGCTTTGGTCGCCATTACGCCGTCCATATCGGTTTCGAGTACGTCTGCACCAGCGAAGGTATCTTCGTATAGTTGTACGAATTCTTCTTCGGTGTAGGTAGCTTCGTCGATCTGCTTACGCGTCATCGTCTTTTTTCTTTCTTCTCAACCCTATTCGAGGCGGACCGCCGGGTTCACCTTTCGGTCCGACACCTAAGCCAGCAACTTCACCACCACCGACAGCATTAGCTGAAGCGTCCTCGATACGCATCCGCATGACTTCGGCCTTTTCCAAGATGGCTGCGTTGAGCGCCATCTTCTTCATCTCTGGCTTCTCCACCGTGCCGTATTGATGTTTCGGAATCTTGTTCGGTGTCCCGTATCCCTTGATACCGTAGATTTTTCCATCAGACTTGTCGATCATAAAGACGCCGCGTCCCCCGTGCGAGACTCCGCCCTGCACGGCATCGATATTGATATATTTCGATTTGTCCTTGATCGTGAGTTTATCTCGGTCTTGTTTGGGGGTACGCGTATATTCACCGCTTTGGTCTTTGGCTTTAGCGAGAATTTTATTCAGCTTGTCCACCAGCGGCTGCACATCACGGGCGGTGACGTTCAACGGAAGTTCCCGTTCTTGTAATGACTCCTGTAACTCTGGATGACCCGTCATCAACTTCGTCATATTCCTTATATCTGGCGCCTGCACCGTGCCGTATTGGTGGCTCGTATTCGGTTTTCCATATCCTTTGGCACTGTAGATCTTTCCATTGGACTTGTCAACCGTGAAGATGACCTCGCGGCCGCGATGGCGCAGTCGGCCTCCCGACCCAACAACCGTGATATCGATAAAGGTTGTTTTTCTGGGGTCGCGAGCAAAAGATACTCCGAGTTCACTATGTATGTTCTTATTAAGCGCGTGAAATTTTTTATTCAGTGTGACCAACACTGATTCAACGTCTCGCCAATCGACGGCGCCGCGGCCTTTAGCTTCATCCAACTGACGAAGAATTTTCTGAAACAATGACATACTCTATAGCTCCTGTAATCGCCGGACGATACGCGCATCAGTCGGGATAGTGTCGGTCACAATATCATATCCATCGATACCGACGATCACTGATGGCATTACCATCAGATACTCTAAAAAAGGTTTGAGGACACGATACGACTTCTCATCGTCGCTTTTGACGAATAAGAGTCGCACCATGGCTTCTGGTCCAAAGACGTTGAGCAGTCCGATCAAATGATTGAGAATCAGCCGCTCGCTTAACTGCCGGGTCGTCAGATATCGACGACAGAGCCGTTTGACGTATTTGAACCGTTTATAATCTTCCGCAAACTCGCTAATACTGACACACTGCGGGTTGTCGTAAGATCGCGTAGCGTACAAAAGCGCGTTCTTTGATGTCAGATTAACAAACTCCATTGTTACACAGATGGTGGCGGTTGTGTATCACCCTCACCTTTGGACAAACCCTCAAGCACTTCAATAGCTCCTGCTACACGATGATACTGTTCGAGGCCAAGCTGTTTGGCTCCTTCCAAGTCTTCAAGTTCTTTAACGATCCGCCCCTGAAGTTCTTTCAATTCATCCAGTTTTGTGTTCATCCAATCCCTCTCATGTTGTTCGTACTGTCCGTCAATCATACAACCTCCATTGTGTTTTCTACCGGTATTTAGATCAATTGATGAACTACCTTTTTCACCTGTGCAATGTCACCGTCCTGATAGACAACTCCAACACCACCGGCTTGCTGCCATTCGTTAATGTTCTTTGCGAAGTCGTCGATGAGGATGTTCGCTGTGCCATCTCGTTGCTTGGCAAACCGTCGCTTTTCTGAACGACGCACCGCGTGAAATTTGTTCATGGATGGGCGAAAATTGTGAAGATGGCGCTTACACCAGATGAGTTTGCCAGTTCCAGCGGATGGCCAATTAGACGGTGTAGCGGTGAGAATAGACGAATGGAGCGGACCGATCACACTCCACAACTGCTGCGCGTGTGATAGCATAGGAAGATCCATCCAGAACGTCGGCCATTCCTTTGCCAGACGTGCGGATCCTTGGGGGGAATCCCATAATTTTTTGAAGGTGGCGTCGCTGTGTCCTCTAATATCTACCTCAAAGAAGCGTTCTGCTGCCTCGACAAAGTTGGCTAATACACCGTCCATGTCACAATAAATTTGTGGAGTCATTGTATCTGTAGAGGGGGGTTATATTCTCTACGTCCCAAGTTTTCTTTCAGAGGAATGCTCCGTGGAGGGATAGAAGGTCACCTCGTCGTTCTTCGTGTTATGCCTGTGAAGCAAATCGTCCTGCACTTTGTCATCCGCTTTCGCACGAAGTTTCTTTTCCCGTTCAGCTTCTTTTTGTGATGACGATTTCTTCGTTGGATTAAAATTGCCAGACGGCGTGTCGTCTTCCTGCGCCTTCTCCGGCGCCTTCTCCGGCGCTTTGGCGACCGTGTCCTTCTTACGATTCATTTCAGCATTACTTACCGGACCCTGAAACGATTCTAACCCGAAGGGCAGATCATCTTCATCGAGTGACTCCCGGTGTAGATCGGAAAATTTCTTTCCCTTTCGGAAGTCCCTATACAGTTCCTTCTCCAATTTTCTCCAAGAAGCCATGGACGATTTTTCTTTGTCCGTCTGGGGACGACCCGAATGCGCCATTTTAGACCGTCGATCCGCGGCCCGCTGATCCCACGGCTTCACTTCATTAGGAGTAGCTGTAACAGCCCCGAGACGATAGCGAATACGGTTAGGTGGCCAAACGTCTGGCTTAAGGTTAATCTTTCCGTCAGGGTGTATAAACATGACCATGTGCTTAACACCCTTGTGCGGGCCCTTGTCCACCGTTACAGCGTCGCCCTTTTTGTAGCGGCTTTCGTGTATCGTTTCCAAGGTGTCAGACACCTCGTTAACTAACTCGGATGAGACACCAAAGAGGTCACACAGGTCTTGTTTGAGCGTTGGTGACATAGAATAATCCTTTGAGACAAACAGAAAATGGCAGTTGGCGTCCGAAGACACCAACTACCCATGATGTTACCGCCGAGTTTAGCTCGGCGAGGTCGACGCGGACGGACTTCCCGAAGCTGAAGCCGAACTCGACGGACTGGTCGAAGTTGACGGACTGACCGACGCAGACGGACTCTGCGACGCAGATGGACTCTGCGACAAGCTGGTTGAGCTTGACGGACTGTACGAACTCGACGGGCTCTGCGAACTCGACGGACTGTTCGACTGCGAACTCGACGGACTGAACGATGCAGATGGACTATTCGACTGCGACGAAGACGGACTATATGACGGTGACGGACTCTGTGATGCAGAGTTCGCGGTAACCTGTCCGCCTATCGCAACAATAATCTCTTCACCCCACGGGTGTCTAAATGTCCAACCCTGTTCAGTGGCATACGTGTTTGCAGCGGCAGCGTTATTCGGCTGCCCCCATGTTGGCTTATTCGCGTCAGTTGGATCTGATCCCCATCCAGACATATTCGTACTCCTTGATTAAGATGATGCCGGCGAGGCGGCGCTCTTCGGTTGATTAGCCTTGGCTTGCTGCTCGCGAGCCTTCTGTTGCACATCCCGAAGTTTTGCCGCCATCATTGTGTTCGCTTGACGGGTCTTGAGAGCGATCAATTCTTGCTGTTGCGTCGTTCGCAATTTCTCCGTTTCGGTTGGAGGTTTTATTACAGCCGGTGGGGTAGCAGCTTCCTTTACCCACTGATCGTCCTTTTCCACCATCACATACTTGCGAGGTGCTTTGATAATACGATCACCCCACTTGGAACCCGGCTCCGGCCCTAGATTCACATAGATCCAATTACCATCGATGCGTTCCACTGTCCCGTCAAATCCCGCGCCTCCGCGAACGCGAAGGCCGGCGCGAACCTTATCACCAACCTTGACGTGCTGGTCAGGGTTGGCGGCGAAGCCCGACCGGGCCGGTGCTTCGTTTATACCGTAACCTTTAGGAGTTACGTCTTTCACATTAAACTTGGCTTTACCCTTCGCAACTCTATCCGCGGCATCCTTTGTCAAGTTGCCGTCTCGATCAAAGAGTTTTGCAAGATGTGGCGGGAGTTTAATTTTAGATGCTTCGTCCATTTTCATGGCTTTGCGGGTTGTCGGTTTCAGTAACTTCTGATCCCATTTGATGCCTAGCTCAGTAGCTCTGTTCAGCATCTGGCCAGCGAGGTTCCATGCTTCAACGGAATGACTATTATTCAAGAATATTTTTATCGCAGCATTAACGCTAGCCGCGGGCGTTGTTTTCTTCAAAGGATTCTGACCTCGACCCAGCGAATTGCTGATAATCCTTGCGGCGCGCCTCTGATCTGCGGAGCTTGCGGGTCGGCCGCCGAGGCGGTTGGAAGAAGGAAGAGTCGCCTCGTCCATTTGTTCCCCGGCTTCCTCTATCTGCTCGACATCTTCTTTCACCACGTTGTGTGCCGGAATTTTCTCCGACTCATACTTACCAACGTCGATGACGTAAAACGGACTGCCGTGACGGTCGCCTTTATCGTAACGAACAACTTTCCCCCGACTTGAGCGGCTCGGCGAATCGCTAATCTTTACCCATGTACCGGGATCGAGGACGAGACCGCGGTTCGGATTGACGCGTAACGTGCCATGTTTAGCTATGATTTTCTCAATCGCCTTGTTATATGCACGTTGGGACGCGGCCGAAACGCGCTTGCCTTCTTTCACGTAGGACTCCCCAGCAACAATCACTTTGTCTGCGCTAACTTTATCTTTACCGGCCGCACCAAAATCCACGATGTAATATGCGTCTCCAGCATACGGACCTGAGGAAGCTGCTGGGCGATTCGGTCGAGGCGCTAGGCCGCGCGCAGGGTGGTAACTAACAACTCTCCCTTTCGCGAGATCGCCTCCGGTCGCGCCGCGGGCCCGCGCCCGGTCGAATCCACTGATCTTTACGCGTGTACCGGGCTTCAGATTCCGTAGCGACCAACCGAACTTTTTAGTCGAAGTTGACAACTCAGCCAATCCTTCTTTATACTGCTGACCTGGTTTGATAACACTCACCACGCGACCACGAGCATTCTCAATAGAAAGAGTGGCCTTTGGGTGGTCGCGTTGGAAGTTTTGGACCCCATAGGGGAGTTCCATCTTGCTGACATCCCACTGTTGATCCACCACCTTATTATTGACAATGGCTACAATAGTAAATGTCTGTGGAGCCTCAAGCAACCCGATATTAAATTGTCCTTCGCTGAGATTAAACATTTCGCGTAGCCCCATATGTTGTCGTACTTGGTTAAACAAGTCTTTTGCTACCTTCTGTGGCACATGTGACGGAATCCCCGCCCCAAATGCCTTAAAGTCGTTCGCTTTCGCGAGTGCCCGCATCTTAGATGCCGACATCCCCGACACATCGTCTGCGTCGGGATCGCGATTACCAGGCACCGCAATAACCTGAAAGTGGTCAATGTCAATATGCTTGGCTGCATTATATTTAGGAGATTTGCGAGGGACAAGATATTGTGCGAACTTTTGGAAGTCACGCACACGGTCACTACCGACGATCATCAGAATTCGACGATAGCCGAGAGAGGACACCTCCGCAAACGCATCAACTGGCGTTCGTACTGACACATTGCTACTAACGAACAGTTTTGGAAAGAATTTCCGCAGAAACGCGACCTTGTTTCTGAACGGCAGTGGGTTCTTTCGCGAATCTTGAGTCTGCGAGGGGTACACACGCACATCAGCACTATTGCGCTGGGCAATCTGATTGACGAAGTTAACGAGTGCGCCGTGCCCAGTGGTCGGTGGATTGAAACGACCGAAAACGAGAACGACGGTGCGAGATGATGGCATAGTTTTCCCTATAGACTATTTAGAGAAAATGTGTTCCCACTATTGCCAATCTTTTGGTGCGAGGAAGTTCAATCGGGAGAACTCCAGACGGTCTACGAGCTTTATCGTCTTCCCCCCGTGGGAGGTTGCCACAAAGCCCTCAGGGCCTGTAACTCGAAACCCACTCGCTGTTGGCACGAACGTGCTGATACGGGAAACTTGCGCCAACTTTCGCACGATGATCGTTTTAGCGTTCATGACGGCTTGATGAAGCTGAAACCAATTCAGGTACCCGCGAGCGTTGCCACGAATCTGTTTCATGACCGCGTTGAACTTCGCTTCCTGATCCGTTTTGCCCCTCTCGGAGCCTCGCTTCCCGGCTTCCTTGTCTCGACGTGCAGCTATAAACTCCATCAGTTCGGTGACGGTCGACGCAGACACCCTGTTGCTACGCACACGCTGGTTGATAAACATCTGTACCAGCATATGCAGGGGTTCGTGTGTCATGACTTCGTACACAGATGACGCAACCTGACTCTGTAACGCAGTGACGTGCGACAGAGCAAGCGTAAAGTCGCTTTGTTCCGCGTTAGTGAAGGTGACGGTACCGGACAGATCGTCAAACGAAGCATCCAGCACAACCGCGCGGCCGGACTTGCCTAAGGACGCAAAGGCGCCAGGGGTAATGGGTGAAGCGGTGTAACTGTCAATTGTTGAACCGCGGCCGCTATACATGGTATGTACGACAATGCCCAGATGAGCGCGACTGATCTGTTGCCCGAGGTTACTGTTTGCTTCGACCGCATAGAGAATAGTGTTAGGACGGAAGGTTACGTAGGACTTCTCGTCTATGGTCTGTGACTTGATATCGTCAGTAAAGAGCAAGTCACCCTGAAGAATCTGCTTTGAGTGAAGCGGTTGTAGTTCCTTAAGGCACGCCTGGAGTTTCGCACCAAGTCCACTACTGCCATAGGTCGCGTTAATCTGTGCCTTCGACTTCATGAGCTTCGGGTTCTTGGCGAACGCGGACTTCGTTGCGACAAAGAATTTGTGATCGGCGGGATCAGGACCAAACACCACCGATGGCGCACCATCCCATTTCGTTGTGACGTTCATCGAGCGAGACACACCACCGTGTTCCAGCATGTGCCCGAAGTTCTTGAGGACATCCAGTGCAAACGTCGCACCTGAGGCACCGTCATCCAACATCAAATCTTCAAGATGTTGAAGATGCGTCAGTTTACCGGCCTTAGATTCTTGTAGATGTCGTGCAAATGAAATTAGCGGCATCGTATCTCCAAGCGAAGCGATTTGTAAAACTCGGGGTGTGCGACTATCAAATCCCACCACATTTTGATCTTCCGATGAAACACTGGCAGCGCAGCGTGTTTCGGTGTCGTCTTGAACGCTCCTGTATATACCGTATACGTGGATTTCGCGATAAACGGCCACGGAAGAATTTCGGTTTTCATCTGTTTCAACGCATCACGGTAATTAAGATCGCCATATATCGCCCACATCTCTAATGCTACGTCGTGCGAGTACGCTTCGATTTCGTCATAGTCACCCAGATAAGTTTGTTCCGCCTTCAGATCGATACCATCCGCCTGAGAACGATACACACGGGCATTGGTCTCTTCTCCCTTAACACTCCGATACACATCTTGATGTCGATGAACCAATTCGTGTAGCAGGTATGACCAAAAATAGAAACGGCGTATGGCCCACGTTTTGCGCGACCATTGCTGCCGTCGCCCCCCTTTAGTTACATGCCATTCAAGTCGCACATCAGCCGAAGAATGTTGAAGCGGAAGAAGTTCGTTTGGCAACCATTGTGCCGTGATCAGGACGGACTTCTTGGGTATACCCTTTTCACCACTGCCGACAACATTTAAGACACCATATTCCTCCGTGACGGCATTAAGACGGTCTAAAAATGACGCCAAATTAAACGCACGTCCTCGATAACAGTCCGGCCGTTTCACCGGAAAGACATCTTTCACCGCATCCTGTAATACCACTGCGTCCATTATTACTCGGCGTTGAAGTGCCTCGACTTGCATTGTGCCTCCTATTTTATTTAGGGGGAACAAAGGCACCCCTAAATAGGACTATGCAATCCTTTCGCGAACATTGCCGGGATATCACAGAAGCTCTCGACAAACCCTACCCGTACCGCGTTGTCAACAGCCGGGGCACGGGAAGCGGCGATGGCCCCGGTGTTTTTGAGGCCGAGTTTACCGTGGCCACTTCCGGCTTGAAGTATAATGTTCACTTTGCGAAACGCGTAGAGCAAAATATTCCTCGCACCAACGGCCGCGGTCAAGTGATCGAGCCACGGTGGGAGAGTGTAGAAAAGCCGTGGGAGTTTACGTTCGCGCTTAAGCGCACACACGGAAGCGGCGCCCCCGGTGATCCGAAAACCGATACGGAGACGTATGGCGTCTCGCGCACCGGACATGCGTTTAGTGTCTTTGCGACCGTGATTGCTGTGATGAAAGAGTTCATTACCAAGTATCATCCCGCCCTCATCTACTTTAGTGCCACGGAAAGTTCTCGCGCAAAACTCTACGACCGTTTCATGAAGCTCGTACCCCGTTCCGTGTCGGGTTATGCGGGACACAAGTTGACTGGACAATCACGACGTAGCGCGGCCGCGCTCGGTGATTGCCACCGGGGTTCCGGTTTTCTGCGCGATCCCGAACAGAAGTGTCACGCCGATTGGATTGGCCCGGGTAACTTTGTAGTCGCAAGACGCGACGTACCCCTCACGGCCATTCTCGCCGTGACTCAGGCCCATTAGTCATCAGTTTTCAAGTGTGCAAGTGGTCGCCGAGCGGTGCGATCACGAAATGGCTTGGTAAGATTGGTTGCGACAAATTGGTCTGGTGTCGGTGCAGTCTGTATCTGCTTCGGATCATACAGCTTCATACGAGAAGTATCAATACCCAGAATGAACTTCTGAAAACTCTGTCGTTTGGCATATCGATTCTTTAATACATATGCCTGTATCTGATTATTCTTATCCAAGTCATCGCTTGTGGTCAAGGCAAAGATGAAGTCCGCCGTCTGTGCGATGGCAAATGACTCACTAATCTTTTCTAACCCCGGCGCTGTCGAGGACGCCCCATCACGATTGAACTGCGCGGCCGTAAAGACGGGAATGTTCATTTCCACCGCCAACCCACGCAACTCTTCCGCAATAGATTTGTTATAAGTGTAGCTGTTGACGGCATTGCCCATCTTTATGCGCGAGGACGCACAGATCGACAGGTAATCCACGAACAGAATGTCCGGCGTGAAGTCCTGCTTGAGCTTCAATTCGTGGAGCAACGCACGGAAGTGCCCTGTGTGTGCAGCCGCTGTCGGATACTCCTTAATGATCATTCGCCCGGTGCTGGTTTGCTGAAGTGTTTTCAGTTTCTTGAGATATCGATCCCGCGACAACGCGATCACATCATCAATCGGAATGTCCATGAGGTTTGCATCGACACGTTCAGCAATGCGTTCTTCCGCCATCTCCAATGTGATGTACAACACCTTCTTACTCATACGGGCACACGCAGCCGCCATATGCACAAGAAACAAACTCTTTCCGACATTCGTACCTGCCAGCACCACATTCAACGTCTTTCTAGGAATGCGATTCTTGGTCATGGTGTTGAACACGTCGAGATCAAACGGAATCCGCGCTTCCGCACGATGATAGAAGTCGTACCGTTCTTCCGCGTCACCGAAGAAATCGTGGCCGACGTGTGTATCGAATGAAACGGCCAACGCTTCTTTGAGAATGTCGGGAATTGCGTGAGGGTTCTCTTTCGGGTTGTCAAGCATTCCGACACTATGACGTAGAGCGATATACAACGCTCGTTCTTGACAGAACTTCTCCGTCTCTGCGATGAGAAATTCGTGCTGTGATGAATCTTGTGGTTCGGTCTGTTCAAGCTCGTCGATGACCGTGTTCGCCTGTTTCGCTTCCGCCTCACTTAGATTCGGGACATCATCCAGCATTAACCGTAGAACCGACACCGAAGGAAGTTGGTGGTATTCATCGAAGAACTTTTGATACACACCAAAGACGGTCGCACATTCTCCAGTCGGAAAATATTCACCCTTGAGATACGGCGCCGCCCGCTCGGCATAGCTTTGTGATGCGTACAATTGTCGAAGCACTGTTCGCTCAAACAAGAGCATCAGTGAACGCCTTTCGTCTCCGAACTGAGAAGCGCATCAAAATTTGATAGCGAAATATAGCTTAACCACGCCATCAACACCTCACCACAGAAATAATCGAAGTCCTCTGTGACATGAAACCCTTTAGGCGACTCATATACTTCCGTCTCAAACTTTGTCGGTACCATACCGTCCGGGCCAACTTTCTTCGAAACACGAAACGTTTTGAAGGAAAATACGACACCACGATACGGACCGGCTATGATTTCTAGACCTAAAATAGCTTCGCCCTTCTTCTGTGGAATCAATCGGGGCATGATCATTTCGAGAATGTTTGATTCTGATTCACTCATCGGCCGTCACCTCATCTGTAATATTCACAACCGGTTCGCCTGTATAAAGGAACGTCGCCTTCATGTGCGGGGCCAAGTCCTGTAGGAGGCTGTCCGTAAAATATTTAGTAGGCTTAGCGTAAACCTGTGATTCGAACGCCTTCATGTCGCCAGGGAACACATACTTGTTTCCGACCTTCGTCACCAGCCCCGAGTTCACCGCGTGCGGCAGCAACCCATAATACCGATCCAGTCCCCCGTCAAACAGGATGCGCGTCTCCACCACTGACTCTTCTTTCGTCATACGGGATTTGACCATTTTCGCCTTGACAATGTTTCCAATGATTGTCTTGTCGCTATCCCGCTCTTTCTTCTTGCTGAGAAACACGATGGTGTCTGCGGCATACTTCGCACCTGAACCGCCCGCCATTTCCTTGGTTGGGAAATACGCGCCGATCACAGCATAGGTGTGGGTCGTAACGATCATCGGTACTTGCACCTTCGCCATTTTCAGACGCAACACACGAAACGCACCCTTGATCAACTGACTCTTCGTCATGTCACGGGTGTCTTTGCCCTCTGTCATGTCACCGATTTCCTTGCCACTCGGTAGCGCAGACAGAGAATCGAGAATGATCAGAAACGGAAACCGATCTTCTTCTGGGATGTTCGCATAGGTATCCAACATCTTCAATGCAACGGTGCGGAACCGTTCAATGGATTCCGGCTCGGACTTCATGACACGTTCAGGATCAATACCCCGTGAAGAAAACATGGCATTCGTAACCGCTGATTCTGTATCGAAGTATGCGACCCGTGCTTTATCATTGGCTGCCAAGTATTGCGACATAATAGAAAGCGCAAAAAAAGACTTCCCTACTGCCGGGTCACCCGCGAGGACTAACGCTTTATTATTGGGGAGACCACCAAACATATCTCCCGATAACGCGGCGTTCAATATGTAACTGCCGCTGTCGATGAACCCCGTAAATTCAGCCGCACTCTTGCCGTCTGATGCCAATGCAGTATCGGGATCACCGATGTCCACAACGAACTGCCTAAAAAGGTCTACTTTGGCCATGATAATTTCAAGCTCCTGTCTTTATTCATATTAACTATTTTATCACACTTTCGCGATATTATTCAACAGAACGGTCGCGGCGGACGCGGACGGCACGTCTACCGAGACGTATAGACTTTGGGCGAATGGCGTCCAGTGTCGTATTTTCTAATGACGGTTCCGCCAGTGTTTCGGTGTCGACCGCGGTATCCACCCACGCCTGAGCCTTCAGTATATCCACTGGTGTATCTGGTGGGACACTATTAGGTTTCTTCACGGCCTTCTTCGCAGTTTTCTTCACAGTCTTCTTTACCTGTGGTGATGTATTCTGGTCAATGTCCGGTACGCTACTCGGCGTAATGCGCTTACCGGGAATTGATTGCGAGGCAAGCAACAACGCAATGGCCATTGGATCGAACACGGAGATGATGATAAGAATGAACACGGTCACGACGTGATCAAGAATATTGATATCGGTGCTGCCATACCATGCTTGCGCCACAAACATCAACGGGCCCACATCAACGGACTGCTCTTGTGTACGCTGATTCACCGCCAACAATTCCTGCTCTGCGATCTGGAGTGCTTCACCCGAGATATTCAATTGCGTTTGAAGTTCTTGTTCAAGGACTTGCTGCTCTCGTAACACATTCACCGCACCGTTGATGCTGGTGAGTCGGTCGTTCACCACAAGTCCCCCGATAACTTGATCCGCGAGATCGCTGCTTGTGAGCGTGGTGATAGCTGTTGCGCGGCGAGTATAGACGACGTTCGCTAACTCAACATTCCGTTCTGCTGCGGAACGTTCTGCGAGTAGTTGCGCCATCGGTGCTTGCTGTGTCAGGTACGCCCGCGAAAGATACCCGAAGATACCGATACCCGTGATCACTATCAACACAAAGACGCCGACACTCACATAAGCGACTAACGGTTTCGGTGAGGTGCGCCAATACCGGAATACCCACGACGCGCCGACGAGCTTGGCGACTTCGAGTGTACCTCCCATGATTACAATAGGCCAGAACACACTCACAAAGATGTATGCTAATCCGGTAACTGAGTAGAACGCGGCGATGCTAGAGAGGCCGATGCCCGTCACAAAAAGCATTATCCGCATAAAGGTAGACGACATGTGTACTCCTAATCGAATAGTGTGGCGTTACGCCGAGGTTCAAAATTAGTAATTATTACTTCATCGACAGATACCGCGTCTCCGCGACCCGCCGTGTACGTCGCAGCCACTTGGTGTATCTGTGTGGCCGGGAAGTGGGTAATGTAGAAGGCATCACCAATCACTTTATTTGAGTATGCATACGGTCCGTTATGTGTGGTGAGAAACTTCGCCAAGTGAACGTGATTGCTTTCTTCGAAATTGCACTGATAGTCCACAGACGAACTTCGATACGGTGGATCGGCGTACACGTAGTCGCCATCGCGAAGCGTTACGTCTGCATACGATCCACAATGAATGTCTGCATGGCGCAATACATCTGCCACTGCATGAATATTGTCAGTTGTGAAAAACTTCTCACCTTGCGTACAAGTGCCCGGCGGCGTCGAGTACCGTTTCTCACATATGTTGTATGCTTTCCATATACCATTGAAATTCACACTCAACATGAACAGTAGCATACCCGACAAGTATTCAGCCGACTTATCCTGATGTGCGAGGCAGTAACCTTTGCGTAGCTTATAGTAATACGGCTTTCGTGCTTCGGGAGTCAGCTTTAGCCACCCATTCACACATTCTTGCCATCGATCAATGACACCTGTGGTATTTTTCGCGAGTGTTTGATAGAGCAGGATAAGTTCCTCGTTGGCATCATTGATGACAAGCTGGCATGAGGGATAGGTTTCCGCCATCCACAATGTCGTGGTCAATGCGCCCGCAAACAAATCGACAAACCGCGTTGGTTCCACCTTGGGAAAGAAGTATGGTTCATACAGGTTCAGCATTCGCTGTTTACTGCCTGTCCACTTAAAGAGGGGTTGAATGCGTGTACGCAT